CAGAATTCAGAGAATCTAACAGACTTTTCTTCATTTTTTGGGAAGCGTGTAAATCCGATAATAGGTGTTATGGAATGTGCTACCTTAAGAACCGCCGATCGGGATTTTCTTTTATGGCATCCTCAGAACTGGTACACCAGGCCACTATATCCTCAGATTCGCGATATGGAATATTATCTAAGACTGGAGCAGATGCGAAAAAAATGTTTACAGATAAGGTTGTACCAATATCAATTAATTACCCGTTCTTTTTCAAACCAATCCAGGACGGTATGGACCGCCCCAAGACGGAACTCGCTTATAGAGTCCCTGCCTCGAAACTTACCAGAAAAAAACTGGACCAGAATACCAAAGTTGAAGAGATACAAGGATTGGACACAACAATCGACTGGAAGAATACCGGCGACAACTCCTATGATGGGGAGAAATTACAACTCCTTGCCCATGACGAATCAGGGAAATGGGAGAGGCCCGATAATATCCAGAACAACTGGAGAGTCACGAAAACAACGTTAAGATTAGGTAGTAGAATAGTAGGAAAATGTATGATGGGATCTACCTCTAATGCTCTAGATAAAGGTGGTGATAACTTTAAAAAATTATATGATGCTTCAGATGTTACAAAAAGAAACCGCAACGGACAGACTAATTCAGGATTATATAGTTTGTTCATACCTATGGAATGGAACTACGAAGGATACATTAACACTTATGGGATACCTGTATTCGAAACTCCAAAAAAAGCCGTTAAAGGAATTGACGGATCGCAAATTAATATCGGAGTTATCTCACATTGGGAAAACGAAGTAGAAGGTTTAAAAGAAGATCAAGATAGTTTAAATGAATTTTATCGTCAATTTCCTAGAACTGAAAAACACGCATTCAGGGACGAAGCTAAACAATCCTTATTTAATCTTACAAAAATATACGAACAAATAGATTATAACGAAGATCTTCGTAATACTAATGTTGTTAGCCAAGGTAATTTTCAATGGGAAGGTGGGATTAAAGATACTAGGGTAATATTTGTTCCTAATAATAATGGTAGATTTTTTATAACGTGGATACCGCCTATTAATTTACAAAATAGGTATATTGTAAAAAATGGTATAAAATACCCAGCAAATGAAGATTGTGGTGCTTTTGGATGTGATCCATATGATATTTCAGGTACGGTGGACGGAAGAGGTTCAAAAGGTTCGTTACACGGACTTACTAAATTTACAATGGAGGATGTTCCTCCTAATATGTTTTTTTTAGAATACATAGCAAGACCTCAAACAGCAGAAATATTTTTTGAAGATGTTTTAATGGCGTTAGTATTTTACGGAATGCCATTACTTGCAGAAAATAATAAACCAAGATTATTATATTATTTAAAACGAAGAGGTTATAGAGGATATTCTATGAATAGACCAGATAAAATATATAATAAATTATCTGTTACAGAAAGAGAAATAGGCGGAATACCTAATTCAAGTGAAGATATAAAGCAGGCTCATGCTGCTGCTATAGAAGCTTATATAGAGAATTTTATTGGTTACAGTGGGGAAAATTACGGAGATTTATATTTTCAAAGAACATTAGAAGATTGGGCTAAATTTAATATAAACAATAGAACATTACACGACGCTTCTATAAGTTCCGGTTTAGCTATAATGGCTTGTAATAAAAATAGATATAGACCTATAGCTGAAAGAAAATTAACAACGGTTCCTTTAGGTTTTAAAAAATATGATAATAAAGGAGTAAATTCAAAAATACTAAATTAGATGGTTAACATTAACTATAATAGTGCTTTCCCCGATCAGGTGGTACCTGAAGAAGAGAAAAAATCTAGACAGTATGGACTACAAGTAGCTCAAGCTATTGAAAGTGAGTGGTTTAGAAATTCAAGTGGTCAAAATCGTTTTATAAGTAATTTTCAAAATTTTAATAGATTAAGATTATATGCTAGAGGAGAACAACCGGTTCAAAAATATAAAGATGAACTTGCTGTTAATGGAGACTTGTCTTATCTTAATTTAGATTGGAAACCAGTTCCTATACTCTCTAAGTTTGTAGATATAGTTGTTAATGGAATGACTGAAAAAGGATATGATATTAAGTCTTTTGCTCAAGATCCTTTTGCAATAAAAAACAAAACAGAGTTTGCGCAAAACGCTATAAGAGATATAGAAAATAAAGAAATGATAGAGGGCTTGCAAGCACAATTAGGTCCTAATGCTAATTTATTTGCTTCAGCAAGTCCAGATGATTTACCTGGAACTACGGAAGAGTTAGATTTATACTTACAATTAAACTTTAAACAAAGTGTTGAAATAGCCGAAGAAGAAGTAATTAATAATATTTTAGATTATAATAAATATGAACAAACAAAAAAACAGTTGGCCTATGATTTAACTGTTTTAGGTATTGGGTGTGTAAAAACAAATTTTAATTTATCTGAAGGAGTTACTGTAGATTATGTAAATCCAGCAAATATTGTTTATTCATATACAGATGATCCTAATTTTGAAGATATATATTATGTAGGGGAAGTTAAAAATATGTCTTTATCAGAAGTAAAAAGACAATTTCCTGCGCTTACAGACGCGGAATTAGAACAAATACAAAAATATCCTGGAAGAAATTCTTACGTAGATAATACGTGGTGGGGACAAGAAACTAAAGATCAGGTTCAAGTTTTATTTTTTGAATATAAAACTTATCAAGATCAAGTATTTAAAATAAAACAAACCGAACAAGGATTAGAAAAAACATTAGAAAAACCTGATACTTTTAATCCTCCACCAAATGATAATTTTGAAAGAATAGCCAGATCTATTGAGGTTTTATATTGTGGTGCAAAAGTTTTAGGTTTAGGTAATAATTTACTTAAATGGGAATTAAGTGAAAATATGACTAGACCATATGGTGATACTACTAAAGTTAATATGAATTATGTAATTAGTGCACCTAGAATGTATCAAGGAAGAATAAATTCAATTGTAAGTAAAACTATTGGATTTGCTGACATGATTCAATTAACCCATTTAAAACTACAACAAGTATTATCTAGAATGGTTCCTGATGGTGTTTATTTAGATGTAGATGGTTTAGCTGAAGTAGATTTAGGTAACGGTACTAATTATAATCCTTCCGAGGCTTTAAACATGTATTTCCAAACAGGTAGTATAGTGGGTAGATCTTTAACTCAAGACGGAGAAATAAATCGTGGTAAAGTACCAGTACAAGAATTACAAACTTCGAATGGAATGGCTAAAATCCAGTCAATGATTCAAACTTATAATTATTATTTACAAATGATTCGTGATGTTACTGGGTTAAATGAGGCTAGAGACGGTAGTACACCAGCAAAAGATTCATTAGTGGGATTACAAAAATTAGCCGCAGCAAATTCCAATACAGCAACAAGGCATGTGTTACAATCTCTTATGTATTTAACCGTAAGAGTTTGTGAGAATGTTAGTCTTAGAGTCGGTGATATGCTCCAATTTCCTACTACAAAACAATCTTTAATAAGTAGTATAAATGGATTTAATATTTCTACATTAGAAGAAATAGAAAAGCTTTCTTTGCATGATTTTGGTATATTTTTAGAATTAGAACCAGATGAAGAAGAACAGGCTAATTTAGAACAAAATATACAAATCGCTTTACAAGCAGGTAATATTGGATTAGAAGATGCAATAGATATAAGAGAGGTAAGGAATATTAAGCTTGCTAATCAAATGCTTAAATTAAGACAAAAAGAAAAGCAAGAAAAAGAAAGAGCTCAACAATTAGAAAATATACAAGCGCAGGCGCAAGCTAACGCGGAATCAGCAGAAAAAGCAGCTATGGCTGAAGTTCAAAAAAATCAAGCAATTGCGGATACAGAAGTTCAAATAGAACAAGCTAAATCTCAGTTTGAAATCCAAAGAATGGAACAAGAGGCTTTAATTAAAAAACAATTAATGGCAGAAGAGTTTAGATATGATATGCAATTAGCACAAATACAAGCTCAAGCTCAACAACAAAAAGAAGCGTCTATAGAGGATCGTAAAGACAAAAGAATACGTATACAAGGGACACAAGAAAGTGAACTTATAAATCAAAGGCAAAATGATTTATTACCTAAAGATTTTGAGTCAGCAGGTAATGATACATTAGGTGGTTTTGGATTAGAACAATTTAATCCAAGATAAAAATTTATTATTAATTTTATATTATTATATTATGTCAAAAAAAGAAAAAAAAGAAACTATAAAAGAAAAAGTATTAGAAACTGTTGAAGAGGCTAAAGCCACTGTAGAAACAAGTGATGATACACCTACTAAAGAAGAGGGTACTTTTAAAATAAAAAAAGTTACTAAACCTAAACAGTTAGGTGATGAAAAATTAGTGCCTGATTTAGTAAAAGTAGATTTAAGTAAACCTAAAAAAGAAGAAAAAGATGCCGTTCCTACACCAGAGACAAATGTGGGCAATGCTCCTGTCGAAGAACAAAAAGACAGTGGAGACAGCGAAAAAGTGGTTAAAGAAATACGGGAAACCGACGAAAAAGTAGAATCTAATTCCCCTTTAAAAGAAATTACCGATGAAGAAGATAATTCTAACTCGCCAGGAGTGGATGGAAGCTCTGAAACTACCACTACCTCACAGAAACAAGAAGAAATACAACAGGAAGAACAAACACAAAAACTTCCTGAAAATATAGAAAATTTAGTAAAATTCATGGAAGAAACGGGTGGCACTGTTGAAGATTATGCCCGTTTAAATGCTGACTACAGCAATGTTAGTGATGAAGCATTACTTCATGAATATTACAAACAATCTAAACCTCATTTGAATGCTGAAGAAAGAAGTTTTATTATTGAAGATTCTTTTAAGTATGATGAAGAGGTGGACGACGAGCGAGATATAAAAAAGAAAAAACTTGCTCACAAAGAAGAGATAGCTAAAGCTCGAATGTTTTTAGATGGACTTAAGAAAGATTATTATGCGGAAATCAAGTTGAGGCCCGGAGTAACTCAAGAACAACAAAAAGCAACAGACTTTTTCAATCGCTATAACGAAAATCAAGTAGCTAGTAAAGCTAGACATGAAAGATTTGTATCTAATACCAAAAACCTTCTTAACGAAGACTTCAAAGGTTTTGATTTTAAATTAGGAGATAAAAAATTTAGATACGGAGTAAAAGATCCTTCATCTGTGGCAGAAGCTCAAGGAGATATTTCTAACTTTATTAAGAAGTTCTTAAACGATAAAGGAGAAGTAGAAGACACTAGAGGCTATCATAAAGCTTTATTTGCAGCACGAAATGTTGATACTATTGCTAATCATTTTTATGAGCAAGGTAAAACCGATGCTATTAAAGATCAGTTAGCAAAATCTAAAAATATTAGTACTGAACCAAGAAAAACTGCTTCAGGAGAAATATTTGTAGGTGGATTAAAAGTAAAAGCAATTAGTGG